GCTACTTCAGTAAACGGCGCAACAGTAGCTTAATACAAAATTAAATGCGGGGCTTCGGCCCCGCTAATTTAGGAGGACAATATTATGGCAGGTGGAGGATCATTCACATCAGACCAAAGAACAGCTAACGCAACAGCCGATGGACAATTAGTTACAGGCCCTTGTAGAGTTACATCTATTCAAGCAGCAGGTGCAGCAAGTTCAACTGTTATATTGTATGACAATACTTCAGCAGCAGGAACCGCTCATACTTTTACTTTTGGTACAGAAGGATTACAGATTTTTATTCCTGGAAGTGGCATCAAATTTAAAACCGGGTGTTTTTTAGATTTAACAGCTACTCCAAGTGTTACTGTAACATTTAACTAGGGGGTCAGATGGCAACATCAGGTACAACTACTTTTGAAAGTGGTTTCTTAATTGACGACGTCATACAAGAATCCTACGATCGAGTTGGAGTTAAATCAGTAAGTGGTTACCAATTAAAATCAGCAAGACGTTCTTTAAATATAATGTTTCAAGAATGGGCCAATAGAGGTTTACACTATTGGGAAATAGATAAAACTAATATTGATTTAGTTGAGGGACAAGCAGAATATAAATTTTTTAGAAGTGCTGATGACGGAACAAGTGCAACTACTGCTCCCACAAATGGGATATACGGAGTTGACGATGTTTTAGAAGCAGCATTAAGAGACAACAGAGCTACAACTAACCAAAGTGATTCTGCTCTTACAAAAATAAATAGATCAACATACTCTGGATTATCTAATAAATTATCAAAAGGATCTCCTTCGCAATATTACGTGCAAAGATTTATAGATCACACATTATTAACGGTATATCCAACACCAGATACAACTAATGCAGCAAAAGATCTTGCAATTTTTTTTGTAAAAAGAATTCAGGATGCAGGTGGTTATAGTAATACAGCTGATGTTCCTTATAGGTTTGTGCCTTGCATGACAGCAGGCCTTTCTTATTATTTAAGTCAAAAAGTAAAACCAGAATTAGTACAACAAATGAAACTATTATATGAAGATGAATTGCAAAGGGCATTAGCAGAAGATGGATCATCTTCTAGCACGTTTATAACTCCACAGGCATATTATCCAAATGTCTAATTTTGCTACAGGTAAAAAATCAAAAGCCATTTCTGATAGAAGCGGCATGGAGTTTCCATACACAGAAATGCGTAGAGAGTGGAATGGATCATTAGTACACGAGTCTGAGTTTGAACCAAAACATCCACAACTAGAACCAAAAGTACAGAAAGGTGATGCACAAGGTTTGCAAAACGCAAGACCAGATAGAGTCGAACCACCTGTTGCTCATATGTTAAGTGACAGAGCATTAAGTGCAGGAGTTAGAGACTCTACAGTTGTAAATGTAAATGATCCTGGGCACGGTTTTACTACCGGACAAACAATAAGATTTAGAAAAGTAGAATCTCATTTCCCTCCTTACCCAGAAGTTTCACACGTAGAAGATGATGATATAAATTACGCACCCGGACATATTGTAACAAAAATAGACAACGATAATTTTTCTTTTAGTCCTAATGATATTTTAACAGATTGGCTTACTGCTAATTGCAACCCTGGGACAACTACAGTCTATGTAGATATGGATGGTGTACTGACGGAATATTATCAAGCAGTCGCAACTTATGCGACTAATAATGGTCTGCTAGATTCAGGAGGTGATTGGTATAATCTAACACCTGAAATAGAGCTAGCGGCATTAGCAGCGTCTGCAGGTTCATACTTCCAAAATTTAGCAAAAAGAGCAGAGGCGGACGCATTGATTGATTTAGTTATAGCTAAAAATGGTTCTTACGAGATACTATCCACTACTACAAGCACCAGCATGACTAACCAAAAAAATGCATGGATAGACGCTAATTTGACAGGAGCTAGAGCACCTGCAGCAAGAAATTACGCCACAGGATTTAACAAAGGACCTTATGGTGGAGCCAATAAACTGTTAATTGACGACAGATTAACTTATATAAATCAGTTTGAGGCTGCTGGCGGTAAAGGCTTTAAATACTTTGAAAGTGGTGGTATAAGAAGGTTTGGAGGCAGAGAAGCTTCCGTAGGACCAGTAAGTTTAATATCATGACAACATACACAGAATTAGTAACACAGATTAGAAATTACACAGAAACTGATGATCAAGTTTTGACCACTGTAATAGTTAATGATCTTATAGAACACGCAGAACATAGAATATTTAGAGCAGTTGAATTAAATAATGATAATGTATATGTAAATGGTAATACAGCATCGGGTAATAGATTTGTAACATTGCCTGGATATAGCTCTACAGACCCAACTAAACCAACTATTTCAGACATAGCTACAATTAGATATGTAACAATTTATACGGATTCTGGCACAAAACAACGATCTGACCTTGTAAGGGTTGATCAAGATTTTATGAGTGAATACTATGATACCCCAGAAACAGCCTCTACAGCAAAACCTAGATACTATGCAAACTGGGATATGGGTACAATAGTCGTTGCGCCTACGCCCAATGCAGTGTATAAATTTGAGATAGGTATTACTAAAAAACCAACAGGCTTATCGACTAGTAATACTGAAACATGGATTAGCGTTAATGCTCCTAATGTTTTACTCTATGCCTGCTTATGTGAAGCTTTTAAGTTCTTGAAAGCACCACAAGATCAACAAGTATATGAAGCTTCTTATCAAGAAGCTATATCATCACTTGCTCAAGAACAATTAGGTAAGAAAAGAAGAGATGAATATAGGGACGGAAGTATCCGTATTCCTATACCATCTAATAACCCTTAATAGGAGAATATTATGGCGATATCACAAGCAGTTTGTAGTGTGTTTAAAAGAGAGCTACTAAAAGGAAACCACGACTTTGACGGCACAGGAAGTGTCGCTTATTACATTGCGCTATATACTTCTTCAGCAACTTTAGGCGCAGCAACCACTGCATACTCATCTTCAAACGAAGTAACAAATGCTTCAGGATCTGCTTATTCAGCGGGAGGTAAAGCGTTAACCTCTCCAACTGTTACATTATCCGGTACGACAGCGTTTGTTGATTTTGCAGATATATCTTGGACAAGTGCATCATTCACTGCAAACGGTGCTTTGATTTACAGGCAAGATGGTAGTGCTCCAACTGATGATGCTGTTGTTGTGTTAGCTTTTGGTGGTGATTTTACAGCTTCTAACGGCACATTTACAATTCAATTCCCAGCAGCTGGTGGTGGATCAGAGATAATTCGTTTAGGATAGGAGCCGTAATATGGTTGCTATTAATGATAGAGTCAAAGAGACTACTACAAGTACAGGTACAGGCACTATTAATTTAGATGGTGCAGCTGTAGGTTTTGAAAGTTTTGTAGCGGGAATAGGTAATGGTAATCTAACTTATTATTGTATTGCTGAACAAGGTGCCGCTAATTTTGAGATAGGTATAGGTACAGTAACCGATGCCACACCCGATACACTTTCTAGAACCACAGTTTTATCAAGTTCTAATTCAGACAGTTTAGTTAACTTTGGAGCAGGTACAAAAGATGTATTTTGTACGCTACCTGCATCAAAGGCTGTCATAGAAGACTCTAACAATAATGTAAATATAGGTGCTAATATAATTGTTGGTGGCACAGTCGATGGTGTGGATATTGCAACAAGAGATGGCGTATTAACTTCTACCACAACTACAGCAAACGCCGCTTTACCTAAAGCTGGTGGAGCAATGTCAGGCAATATTACAATGGCCGGCACAGAAACTGTAGATGGTCGTGATCTAAGTGTTGATGGAACTAAGTTAGATGGTATTGAAGCATCAGCAGATGTAACAGACTCAGCAAATGTAGGTACATCACTAACAGGGTTTCCAACTGGTACAGATGCAGCAGCTTCTGATCTAGTTCCTTACTATGATGTAGACGCCGGTGCATGGGAAAAATCAACCGTAACTAATTTAGCTTTACAAGGACCAACAGGATCTCCTGGATCAAATGGTTCTCCTGGATCAAATGGTTCTCCAGGACCTACTGGACCTCCAGGACCAAGTGGTGGCACAGGACCATCAGGACCTCCAGGACCTACTGGACCAAGTGGTACAATTACAAATACATCTTATCAAATGACAGCGTTAGGTGTTGGAACTGGTGCTGGACCGACGGGCCAAATCCGAGCGACCTCAAACATCACAGCGTATTATTCCGACTCGCGTCTAAAAGACTTTGAAGGACCGATTGATTCTGCATTAGAAAAAGTAAAAGCTTTGACAGGTTATTATTTTAAAGAAAATGATTTGGCTAGATCGTTTGGATATGACAACGAAAAACGACAAGTGGGTGTAAGTGCACAAGAAGTAGAAGCTGTTTTACCTGAAGTTGTAACTGAAGCACCTTTCAACGCTGAATATAAAAGTGTTTGGTATGAAAAAATTGTCCCTCTATTAATAGAAGCTATTAAAGAGCTAGACGACAAGAAAAAGGATAAATAATGTTTTTTGGGGCAATTGCATTTGGTGCATCACCCTTCAGTGATGTAGGTTTTAATCCTGATGCAAAGGTTCAAGTATCAGGTCAAAGTTTAACAGTCACTTTATCCAACGCATACACTGTACAAAAAACTCACTTCGTAAATGGTTTTAATTTATCGCTTACACAAGGCACAATAACACCTCAGATTATTCCACAAGAAGATAGTTTTAATACAACTGTTACACTAAACGATCCAACTGTTATTGCTGACGGTACAATACATTTACCAGCAAACAGTTTAGGAATGACAGTAAGCTTAGGTGCAACTACAGGTTATGAAGTTATTGCATCTGAAACAGGTTTTGCAATACCTGTAGATTTAAACTTTAGCCAAGCCAATATATTTTTAAATGCAGAACCAACTATAACTGGTCAAACTATAACATCAGCTGTAGGACAAGTTGCAACAGGACCAGGCGTAACAGGTTTTAATTTAGATACTACTGTATTAAAAGATGATGGTGAAAAAACATTTGCTGTTACTGTTGCACAAGATGGTAGCTACAATAACGTTTTTGTAATAGATGGTGTACAAAAACCTGCTCTATCTCTAATAACTGGTACTAAATATATTTTTGATCAAAGTAATGGGACAAATGCAACCCACCCACTTAGAATTGCTGCAAACGGAGTAATAGATAATACAAATGTAACTGTTGTAGGCACACCGGGACAACCAGGTGCTAGAGTAGAATATATTCCTCCTGTCAACGAGTTTAGAAGCATAACTTATTTCTGCACCACACATGGCGCAGGTATGGGAAATACTATAAGTATAACTGGTACACAAATTAATTTAAGCCCTGTAGCAGCTGTATCTGGTCTTTCTATAACATCTAGTGTCAATTCTGTGATACCAAGATGGATAGCTAATGTAACGGGTCAACAGGCTAATTTATCAGTAAATAATGTTAATTTAGGTTATGGTGTGAATGCCACAGGTAATCTGATAACCAGCGTTACCGATGGTCTTTTTGCGTTTACATTTAGTGATGTAGATGATACAACTACAGCTACGATATCTGGAACGGCAATAAGCACGACCGGAGCTGGAGGAGCGTCTTGGTCTGAAGTATCAGAAACAGGCGCAGGAACAATACAAAGTACAGTAGTTCCTATAACCGGTGGTGGTGTAATATCAAGCACTCCGATATCAACAACAGGCGCAGGAATAATTGACGATCGAGAGGTAGCATAATGGCATCGACATTTTCGGATAGATTAGGAATAGAATTAATTGGTGATGGTGAGCAATCTAACTCATGGGGTAATACAACAAACAGCAACCTTGGTAACACGTTAGACGAAGCAATATCTGGTTTTTTATCCATAGATTTAGCCACAGCAGGTTCTACTTACACTCTTACCTTTACTAATGGACCTGTAACAAGAGCTACACAACCGGACAGGCAAGCCGTTCTTAGATTTCATAATTTCACTGCTGCTAAAATTATTCAAGTAGATACTACTACAAACCCTAATAACACTCGTGAAAGAGTATACAGAGTTATAAATGATGGCACTTCTGCCGGAACTATACAATTTAGATTAGGATCAGGTGGTAATACATCTGATTTAATACCACCTGGTGGTAAAGCAATTATAGCAACAGATGGTACAAATTTTTACACACTTGCTGGCGGTGGTAGCACAAACGGAGCTAGTTGGACCGCAACACCATTAACGACAACAGCAAACGTATTTAGTGGACAAAAAGTTTTTATAGACACAGCAACTTCTGGCGCTTTTACAGTAACACTACCTTCTGCTCCAGCGGTGGGTGACGAAATATCTATTTTAGATATAAAAAGCAACTTAGGTACAGCTGCTTTAACAATTAACCCAAATGGTAAAAAAATATTTGGATCATCTTCAAACGGAACAGTTTCTACAAATGGTGCTGGATTTACTATTGTGTTTACAGGAAATGCGGACGGATGGATAATTACGGAGAAATAACATGGCAACTTATGAATCTAGAAAATATGCTATTATTCCGATTAATGCTGATCAGATAGCAGACGGAAGTGTTTCTAATACAGAATTTCAAACTGTAGATACTAGCTCCTCTATCAACACACAATTAGGAACTAAAGTTCCATTAGCTGGTGGAACTATGACAGGAACTCTTGCTTATGGAGATAATGTAAAGTCTACTTACGGAACTGGTGCAGATTTAGAAATTTTTCACGACTCTAATAATTCCATTATAAAAAATGGAACAGGCACACTTAAATTTTTAGAAGATACAACTGAGTTTAAAAACAACGCAGATAACTCAACTTTTTTATCAATTAATTCTACTGGTGTAACAGGAGACTTTATATCAGGTCAAACATCAACTAGCAGTGCATCAAGTAGTGATGAAATACTTGCAAAAATTGGTGGTAACATGAGAAGAATTACTATTGCAAATGCTGCATTACAAGGTCCATCAGGATCACCAGGATCACCAGGATCAAATGGAGGAACAGGACCTACAGGACCTCCAGGACCTTCTGGCTCTGTTACAAGCAGCACTACGGCTGTGGGTGCTTTAAGAATGTTTGTTCATCCTACAAACGTGTCAGGAGGTTCCAATCGGGTAGATACACCACATGTCGCTGGTAGTTCTTACTCAGGAAGTGTTTTGGCTAATTACAGTTTTTCAAACTCAGGTTATAGTAATATGAATTGTCAGGTAAGTGGATCTGCAATAGGCACAGGAACTTGGTTATGTCTTGGCCCTTCTGGACGGTTTAAAAGATCAGCTGGGGGTGATGAATATCATGCGCGGTGGCCTGGTTTATTCTTGAGGACATCATAATGGCAACATACGAATCAAAAAAATATGCAATACCAGGAGCAAACATAACTAACATAGCAGCTACAGCAGTCGCTGATGGTTCTGTTACAGATTCTGAGTATCAATTTATAAACACACTAGCTTCTAACGCACAAACTCAAATAACTGCAAAACTACCAAAAGCTGGCGGAACTATGACAGGAGGTATTGTATTTCCTGATGATAGTGGTCCAGCTCCAGCAAAAGTGTCTTTTGGTGCGGGAGACGATTTACGGGTTTTTTCTGATGGCACAACAGGTTTTTTAAAAGGTAATGATATAAGAGTTGTTAACAGTTCTGATGTTGAAATGATAAAAGCAGCTTCAGGAGGTGCTGTAGATTTAAGACATAACGGAACAACCCGTGTATCTACATCAGGATCAGGAGCTACAATTAATGGAACACTCTCAGCAACTACTGTATCAGCAACTACAGGTTCTTTTACAAATGTATCTGGTAATGGTTCTAGCTTAACAAATATACCTGCAGGAAATCTTACAGGAACAGTTGCCGATGCAAGACTGTCAACTGTAAGCTCAAGCAAACTATCTGGAGCTTTACCAGCAATTGATGGTTCTGCATTAACTGGAATATCAAGCTCACCTTCAGTAGGAGCAATTGGTGATATTAGACCTTTTGTACTTGTGCGATCAAGTGGAAGTGGTGGCTCAGTTTCTTTAAGTGCAGGCACAACTTTTACTCCGAGTAGTTATAGTTCTAATAATATGATCATTGCGAATTATGGAACTAGCGTACAAAACATTACTCTAAATGCTAATGTTATAAGATATGGTGCATTACATGGTTATGCAAGTTTAAGCAATCATACATCTGGCAGCGCAAGCAGTTATAGTGGAACTTGGCGAGTAATATTTCCTTTAATTTCAGGAACAGGAAGTGGTGGTCAAGGTAATAGTTCTTACACTTACTATTATTCTCTCGCTGGCATGGCAATGAGAATATCATAATGGCATTAGTTAAAGCGTCATTTGCTCCTGGTATAGATAAGCAAACAACAACTTACGGCGCAGAGGGGCGTTGGGTAGATTCAAAAAATGTTAGATTTAGATCAGGACTTCCAGAAAAAATAGGTGGTTGGTCAAAGGTTGTGCCAACTAAAAAAATTGCAGGTGTTGCACGTGCATCTTTAGCGTGGGTTTCTTTGACAGGTGTTAGACACTTGGCTCTTGGCACTGATAGAAAATTATACATATACACAGAAGGTCAGTTTTATGACGTTACACCAATTAGACTAGAGGCAGCGTTAACCGGTCCTTTTGCCATGACAAGTGGATCACCAACAGTGACTGTCACACACAATTCTCATGGAGCGGGGGTCGGGGATTTTGTAACCTTTAGTTCTTTTTCTACAGCACAAGGACTGGACATGAATAATGAATTTGAAATTACAGAGATTGTTGATGGAAGCACATACAAGGTAACTCACACAAGTAATGCCAGTGGCACAGCTAGTTCACAAGGTGGATCAGGCAATGCAAAATATCAAATACCTGTAGGTACGGCTAGATCAGCGTTTGGTTTTGGTTGGGGTACAGGTGCATGGAACCAACCTCGTCAAAATATTGGGGGAGGTTCTGGTTGGAACAGACCAGGTCTTACAACAACCATTGCACTAGAAGCGAGTTATTGGCAGTTTGATACATTTGGTGAAGACTTACTAGCGATTAGAAATGATGATGCTTTATATCGTTGGGACTTGTCTGGAGGAACGGGGACCAGGGCTGTAAAAATATCGCAGGCTCCTGGCAAGAACAGAGTATTATTAGTTTCATCTCCCGACAGACACATATTTTTAATGGGTACGGAAACAACTATTGGAACACCAGGATCACAAGATGATTTATTTTTACGTTTTTCTTCACAAGAAGATTTTCAAACATGGGCACCTTCAAGTACAAACACAGCTGGGTCTTTTAGAATACAGGACGGATCTAAAATTGTAACTGCCAAAAGATCTAGGGGTTCTATTCTTGTATGGACAGATACAGCCTTACACTCACTTAATAACATTGGCCCACCTTTTATATTTGGTCTAAACCAAATTGGTGCTAACTGTGGCGCTATATCTGCAAACTCTGTTGCAGATGTAAATGGTACAACTTATTGGATGAGCCAAACAGCGTTCTATTCATTCGACGGTGCTATTAAAAAATTAGATTGCACTGTACAAGATTTTGTATTTGACGATATTAACTCGACTGCCCAAGGACAAGTTGCTATTGCTGTTAATACAGATTTTAACGAAGTAACATGGTTTTATGCATCAGAAAGTTCTGACCTTTTAAATAGAAGTGTAACGTATAATTATTTAGAAAATGTTTGGTACACTAACGATGGCTTTGTTAGAACTTCTTGGGTTGACAGAGGCACGTACCCTAAACCATATGCAACTTTTTATGATGCAAACTCTATACCAAACAATAACACAATACTTGGTGTTACCGCAGGTTGTACAACTTTGTATGAACACGAAGATGGTTTTAATGATGATGGTGCTGCTATGGAGTGTCAAATTACTAGTGGTGACTTTGATATAAAAGAAGGTGATGAAGTATTTTTATGTTCAAGAGTTATACCTGATTTTAAAGACCAAGCGGGTAATACAGATGTAAAGGTAGAATTTGCAAATTATCCAGCAAGTACAAACAGTCGATCTTTTACATCTACTACTTCTTCTACTACAAAATTCTTTTCTACTAGAGGTAGAGGCCGACAAGCAAATGTAAAAATATCTAGTAATGCTATTGATTCTAACTGGAGATTTGGAACACTTAGATTAGATGTTGTTCCAGACGGGAGACGATAATGGCTAGAATTAATATTACAAGATTACCTTTGCCATCAGAGGACTTTGACAGGCAACAACAAGATATTCTTATTCGTGAGCTTGAAAATATAATTAACCAGCTTAACTTCACCTTTCAACAAGATATACGAGAAGAACAAACAGCAAGGACTTGGTTTTTATCATGAGTGACGTATACAAAAATAGAAGTATTGTTTTAGCAAATAATGCACAAACAGCTGTATACACTGTACCGACAGCAAACGCTTCTACACAACCTCCACAAAAACCTGTTCAGGCTGTAGTAAAATCTATTCGTCTTTCTAATGTGTCAGGTAGTGGTGTAACAGCAACTGTTGTGAACGCTGATTCTAGTGTAGGATCAGATATTAATATTGTAGATGTTTTGGCTATTGCAGCGAATACTGCTACAGAAGTATTAACCCAACCGCTTGTTCTTGAAGATAGTGACGTTATAAAAGTAACAGCTAGTGCTGGTGGCGCGCTTCATGTAATTATATCAGTATTGGAAATATCAGAGTGAAGAAGATACAAGACGCAAAAATACTGGGAACACAGATGGTTGAGGGCAAAGAAGTGCCAGTTATACAACCAGAGGTATATCAACGAATATATTGTAAAAATTGTGGAAATGAAGTAGATTCAGAAGAACAGGCAACCGGCACCTGCAGCAACTGTGGTCAACCCTGGGCAGTTCATAAAGCCAAAGATATACAATTAAGAGTGGTCCAATTACCAATTGGATCAGGGACCGGAGAATAAATGAGTTCATTTTTAGATAAACTAG